GCGAGCTGGGCGCGTGTGGATGTGGTACCTGTGCGCGAGGCTCGAGGGTGGTGGAGGGGGGTACCCCCCAAAACTCCAAACCCGATTTGGCATCACTAAAGATTTGACCCCTCTATGCAACACTCTTAAAATGGCCCCATGCTACAAGACAATCATCAACGCGCCCTTGCTCTACTCGTCTCCGGTCACAATATGACCGACACCGCCAAGATGCTGGGAGTACGCCGAGAAACCGTATGGCGATGGACCAAAGAGCCAGAGTTCGTCACAGAGATGGCCAGAGTCCGAGAGTCCGCCATGGATGCCCTGTCTGTAATCCTGCACGAATCAGCACTCGAGGCAGCCGAGGTTCTCCGCTCTGTAATGAAAGACGAGGAGGCCAACCCCAATACGCGCATACGAGCGGCTGTGGCCATCCTGGAGCGCGTACAAAAGGCACAAGAGATCAAAGCCAAGAAAGAAGCCCAGGCGCCCCCTACAGTGGACCTTGAAGAGTGGGTAGCTGGAGAAAGCGTAAATGGGTAAGGCCCGCGTTGACCGGGTTCCTGAACTACTGCAAGACCCAAAAGAGTTCATCTCCCGCCTGTGCATCATGCACAAGCAGAAACAGCGCCTGCACCGGTTTGAGCTAAATCGCGCACAGCTTGAGCTCATTGACGCGCTCAAGACACACAACAGGATTATTGTCCTGAAAGCCCGGCAGCTTGGCATCAGCACGCTCACAAGAGCCTGGCACTTCTACCAGGCCTATATGGCTGACCAGCCCCGGCAGTTCGCCGTTATCAGCCACACGCGGCCGTCTGCGGAAGAACTGCACCGCATTGAAAAGACCTTCTACGAAAACCTGCCCTCACAGCTCCGCAAACCCCTGGCCCGCGCCTCAGTTAGAACACTGCGCTTTGCCGATTCTGGAGCACAGCTCAGAACATATACCGCATCTGGACGAGGTGGAGCTCGATCCTACGCCATGAACAGCGCGCACCTCTCTGAGTTTGCATTCTACGAAAAGCAAGAAGAAACCATGGCTACCGTCATGGCTGCAGTCGGAGACGGCCAGGTCATCATTGAGAGCACACCAAACGTACACGGGGACATGTTTCACAACCTGGTACAGGGCGCACTCGAGGGCACAAACGAATGGAAACTCGTCTTCTTTCCTTGGTATATGCACGATGCCTACCGGTCTGACTACGACGGCAACGCACGCTTTAGCGAGAGGGATGTCAACTATATGGCCGAGTTCGGCCTCGAGCGGGACCAGATGCTATGGCGCCGCAAGCAGATACGCACACTCGGCAAAAGCAAGTTTCAACGCGAATATCCGGCTACTGTCGACGAATGCTTCCGGTCATCTTCAACACAGTTTTTCTCCCCAAAAGCTCTGGCGAAGATTGAACCGGTAGACCTGGGCTCACGGGAGCACCGATGCTACTTGGACCCCATTGAGGGAGATTCATACGTCATGGGCGTGGATGTAGGCGCGGGTCTGGGTGGAGACTACTCTGCTATCACCATTGCAAGTGTCTCCACCCGCCAGCCTGTCTACCACTACCTGGACAACCGAATCTCTCCTGTTCGGCTTGCGGAGAAGATCCTCGACTTCTGGGCAAGATACAACCGGTGCCAGATAATCGTGGAATCAAACAACCACGGCCACCTTGTGCTGCACAGACTGCGCGAGCTGAAAGTTAAGAACCTCTATAAAGAGAACGACAAAGACTTTATGACTACCGCAAAGACTCGGCCGCTTCTATACGGGGCTCTCCGAGAAGCAGTAGAGAGCAACATGATCTTGTCTCTCGATCAAAACGTCATTGAAGAGCTCAAGGCAATCGTATACCTAAATGGAAAACCACAGTCACCAAAGAACGGATTTGATGACGCCACCATGTCCATGGCTCTGTGCTATTACCTGCTCAGCAGAAAGCCCTTGAAAGTAACTCATAGTATTCGGAAGGCAGTTATGGAAGAATACATCAAGAAACAGCGGGCTAAGAGCGCCAGGCGCGCCCTTCCGTGGAACGTAACTGGTGGAAACAACAAAGGTGGATGGCGATGAAGCCTGAAGATTTGAAATATATCCTCGACCAGCACGACGAATACTGGGAAGGACAGCGGAATGAGCTGCTCAGATTCAAAGCTGTCTACGAAATGAACTTCTGGGAGCAAGAATCAGACGACAAAACCCAGATGCGCATCCAAACCAACGACGGATATGGCTACATTGAAGGCTATCAGGCCTCCCTATTTGCCAAAAACCCGGCCGTCATCATGAAACATGGCGTTGCCGCCAAGGGTGACGTTAAGAAATCCGAAAATGTAGCAAATCATTTCCTGTCTTACGCCAGGAAAGAGATTGAATCGGCCAGCAGAATGGCCTTGATTTACCCCAACTCCTTTATAAAGCTTGTCCCCCAAGAAGCAGACGAGGTTTACGAGAAAATCATCCCGTGCGCGGTGCCGCCGTGGGAGATTATCGTGGACAGAGACGCCGTTCGGTGGGAACTGCAGCGATATGTGGGCCACATCTACTGGTTAAACCTGCCAAAAGCCGTCGAACGCTTCAAAAGCCGCGAATCTTTTGAAGAAGTGGCCGGGCAGATGGAGAACTACTTCGATGAAGACAAGGCCTCCCAAGAAAACCACGAACACGACCACAAATCCGCGCCAAAATCGGACATGTTCAAGTACATCAAGGTGGTCGAAATCTATGACCTGCTTGAAGACAAGCTCTACTGGTGGTGTCCAGCGATTCCAGACAAGTGGCTGGACCAAGAGGACTTCATTCCGTTCAGAACTGCGGGAGACAAGCCGTGTGTGCCGATTATCCCCTTCTACTACAACAACATTCCAGACCGGCCGCTGGATGGGTACTCGTCCCTCAAGAGAATCTACGATCAACTCTTTGAGATGAACATTATTCGCTCATTCCAAGCCAATGCGGTGCGTAAAGCCTCGAGACAGTGGCTGGTCAAGAAGGGCGAGCTGGCATCAGAAGAGATGTCTAAGGTCACGTCGGGCATTGATGGGCTGTTTATCGAGGTAGATACTGAAGAATCACTCGATTCTATTATCCGCCCAGTACCGCACCAGAACACTCCAATCGAAGTGTCCAAGTACTACCAAGACGTACAGAACGACAAAGACAAGGGCTCAGTTGTGGCTCCGTTTACCCGTGGCGAAGTCACCAAGGCCACGGCCACAGAGATCGCAGCACTCGCGGCCTACACCAGCTCAGAGATTGGACGCATGGCAAGAGAGCGGGACGCCACCATTGAGCAGATGGTTGAAATCTACCTGTGCGTACTGTCTGTCTTTATGGATGAGAAGAAAAGAGCGGCCGTTATGATGATCAACGGAGAGGCTCAGGTCATATCCAGCGAAGACATCATGGGAGATTTCCAAGTTTTTGCAGCAGACCAGGCAGCTACACCCATCTCAGAAGCAGTTCACAAGCAGCAACTGCTTGCCAACGTGCCGGTCCTGGCGCAGCTTGGTGTGCCTCCAACGGAATTGCTCAAAGAGCTTGTCCGAGTTCTCGACTTGCCTGAGACGTTTATCGTGGAACAAAAGGCTGAAGAGCCTACGGCTACGCCAGGCCAAGCCTCTCAGCCAGCCCTTCCGCCAGAGCTCAATGAGATTGTACGCAATCCATCAGTAGCCAACGTGTCCAGCGTGTTGCCCAACATGGAAGCCTGATGCCGCTGTTCGATTACCGCTGTCCTGATGGTCACGTCACTGAAGTCTTGCTTCGCGTCAGCGAGATTCCCAAAGCTATGGTGTGCCAGTGCGGCCAGCTCGCGGTCAAGCAGGTAAGCAAACCCGCCCTGACTCCCGGCCGATGGGGTGACCAGACCGGCACATATGGTGTCAACGGGTACTATGACAAGAGCTTGGGCGCTACATATAGCAACTCTATGCAGCGTGACCGAATCATGAGGGAGAAGGGCCTGGTTCGCCAGGAAGATTTACCTCAGCACTTCATTGAAGACACGATGGATAAAGAGGCCAAAGAGAGCCAGCAGCACGAAGCCAACGTCAAGAAGTTTAAGTCCAACCTTGCCAAGCATGAGCCTGGCAGAGCTATTGCAGAAACCTTTTCAGTGTCCGAGATGCGGAAGCAGGGCACGCTAACAGACTCCAGAGTCAAGGAATAAACCATGGCACAGTACCGACCAAGCGAAGAGCAACTCAACCAGATGATGACTGAGCCGCCAGCTATGACTGCTGGGCCTGATGATGTCGGTCAAGACCCTGACCAGGCTTCTGTCTTGGCGGCCGCAGAAGAGGTTGATCAAGAGCATGAGCGTGCCATAAATATGGCTGCACCACAGGGCGCTTATTCGGTTGAATCGCTGAACGACCTGGTTGACTCGCTCAACAAGGTGCTGCCCATGTTTAATGAGACACAGCCATACCCTTCTTTCTCAGAAGGCATAGACGGTGAGCTGCCCACAGAGTTTGTTTCCGCACTTATGATGGTCAGTCAGGCGGCTACAGATGC